TTTCTATCTAAGGAGTAACGTGGCTGGTCGCGACATAACCGAAGGTAGAGCCACGCGCTCTATCGCAGTTGACGTTGGTGTAGTTTCATCTACAGCAGTCTGGCAGAACACCGATATGTCTTACGACGTAGCCATAGGTGGACTCCCATTCTTCTATGCTATCAATGACACACGCCCATACCTTCGTCAAACAGCACCATTTAAGAAAGACCAGTTTGATAATGGCTCAGAGCCAGGTGAGCAGTCTCTGACTGGCTGGTGGATTCGTAGTCAATCATCATTCCACTCTGGTACTGGAATTAAATTCTTTGATACACAACGTTCTTTTTCTGCTGCAGATACAAGATATACTCGTTATGCAGATAGTAGCAATGTAGATGTATGGACACAAGGGCAAGTTACACTGCTTAAGCAAACATCAAATATGTCAGGCGTAACTACTGGCATATATAAACTTATTTCTGGTGTATCTTCAGGTACTGATGTAGTAGTTGGATACATCCCTGGAAGTACAACAATGAAGTCTTTCCAAGCAGATGGCACAGTAGTAACTACTTATGCACCAACAAATTTGGGTAATATCCTTGATGGCTCAGTAGTCACAGATGGCACGCGTTTGTTTGCAGCAGACTCTGACCATATTTACCAAGGTCCAATAAATGCTGCATCTACTGGTTGGTCTGAGTACTACCCAACAGGTGGTCGCACTACACTTGCTTGGGTCAAGCAACGCTTAGTTGCTGGTATTACTAACTCTATTTATGAACTTACTTCTGCTGCTGGTGTATACGCTGCATTACCAACACCAGTATATACACACCCTAATGCCTCTTGGACTTGGACATCTATTTCAGAAGGTGGCTCTGCCATCTATGCTGCTGGATATGCTGGTGCAACTTCAGCAATCTACAAGTTTGTACTATCAACTGCAGGTGTAATGCCAACCCTAACATCAGGAATCATTGCAGCACAATTACCTATCGGTGAGTACGTAAACAAGATTGAATCATATCTGGGGTACTTAGTAATTGGTACCAACAAGGGCATAAGAATAGCATCTATATCAGATACTAATGGAGACCTAACCTACGGTCCACTTGTTATTGAATCAGATAACATTGGATATGATTTTGCTTTTAGAAATTCATTTGTGTGGGCAACTGGAAGTGTTGGCGGTTATGCTGGTTTGTATAGAATCAATCTTGACAATGAGATAGATACTTTACGGTTTGCTTATGCTACAGACACATACCTTGATGGTGTTACTGGCTATGCAACAAGTGTTGATTTTGTTGGAACTTCAAATCAAATAGCATTTACAACATCTGGCAGTAATGGCATTGCAATCCAATCAACCACGAATCTAGCGACAAGTGGGTATCTAACTACAGGTAACATTCGTTATGGAACCCTTGAGCCAAAGAACTTTAAGCGCCTACTGGGACGTGGTGACTTTACCTATGGCTCTATGACACTGGAAACTGTAGACAAAGATGGTGTTGAGTATGACCATATCTCCTACGATGTATCGGTTCCATCTATTGAGGTAGGTACTTCATCTCCCGCTACGGCACAAGAGTACGTAGCCTATAAATTTATTATGTATCGTGATGGAACAGATAGCACAAAGGGTCCCATATTCAAGGGCTACCAGGCTAAGGCAACCATTGCCACTCCACGCCAACGCGTTATCCAATTTCCCGTCTACTGTTTTGATTTAGAAACAGATAGATACAACTCAATGATTGGCTATGAAGGCAAAGCATTTGAGAAGATTCAAGCACTTGAAGGAATCGAAGAAACAGGTGACATACTTACCTGGCAAGACTTGACTACTGGCGAATCACGTCAAGCAGTCATTGAGCAAGTTTCATTTACCAGAGGTACGCCACCAGACAAACGTTTCAGTGGTTTTGGTGGGGTTATTCAAATAACGATTAGGACAGTGTAATGACAGCGCAAGATTATGCAGCACTATGTGTAGCAATTATGACAATACTTGCAGGCTTTGCTGCATTCGTTAGATGGTTAGTCAAGCATTACTTGTACGAATTAAAACCAAATGGGGGCGGTTCCGTGAAAGACCAAGTGAACCGATTGGAAGAACGCGTTGACCAAATCTATCTTCTTCTTTGCGAGAGAGACAAGTAGTAAACTAGCAGTACTGTTCCTTATTCTAGGGACATCTTTTTTCTTTTTGCCACAATCGGCACAGGCAGTATGTATTAATACTGTTCAAGCAGCAACCATTGCTGCAGCAGCACAACCAACCGCTCAAGGTGAAACACCAACTGTAACAACTCTTGATACCTGCGGTGGAGATGATGTATCTTATCGTGTTCCAGTAACTGCAACTATTAGTTATGATGGTCAAGAGTTTTCAACTGTGTATGCCACAACTAACTCAGTGATTACATTTGGCAGACCAGATAATACCTATTGGCAATATCCTGCAACTCCGTCAATTTCAGTTAACTCTATGGACTGGGTTGCATATCCAACTGCTAGACCTGATGAGCACTTTATAATTCAGTCTAGTGATGGTGGATTTCAAGTTGATATGTCTGCTCGTCCTTATGGTGCACCAACATCAGTGATACCTACAAGCATTATTGTAACTGCAGCCATTAGTACAACTGGAACAGTTGCAATCAGTTATGTAACCAATGGACCTGAGTATGCAAATACACGTACTGGTGCAGTACTTAATAATGGAACAGTAGTGACTTTAGAACAAGCAGGTGCAGTTCGTGTGGAAGTAGCACCAACATTGGCGCCTACTCCTGAACCTACTCCGACTCCGACTCCGACTCCGACTGATGGTGCTACGGCAAGTGCATCTCCAAGTCCTTCAGTAACACCAACAGCACAACCAAGTCCCGTGCCATCTCCAACGCCAGTAGTGGAACCTACTCTAAGTCCTGAACCATTACCTGTACCACTGCCAACCCCACCTGCGGTGGTACCTCAACCAGCTCCAGCTCCTGAGCAACCAGCTCCACAGCCCGAGCCTTCTCCGCAGCCAGCGCCCGTCGTTGAACCTGCTCCTGAACCTGCTCCTGTAGAAGTTGCTCCTCTTCCAGAAGAAATACCTCTACCGCCAGAGCCTGTCGCTGAACCCGCTCCAACTCCTGAACCAGAATCTCTGCCCGTAGTTGAGACTGAGGTAGCCCCTGTGGAACCGCCTGCAGTAGAGCCCGAGCCTGCGCCAGAACCTTCTCCAGAGCCTGAGATAGAACCTGTAATTGATATTGCACCTAAACCTCCTATGGTTGAACCAAGTGTACAACCAGAAGAACCACCCCTCAAGGTAAGCGAGAACGCTACCGAAGAGGAAAAGCAAATTGTAGCACAAGCAATCATTGAGCAAGCACACGGGGAACCCGTGACAGCACAAGCTATCCAGGAAGCTGGACTTACCTATGCTGACTTGCCACCTGAAACACCAGTTGAAGTCCGTCAAGACAAAGATGGAAACGAAGTTGTTATCACAGCAGAAGTTGCTGCTGCACTAGAGGTTCTTGCGAACCCAGCAGAATTAATCAACGCAATCTTTACTGACCCAGCACAGGCACTCTTAGCACTAGGTTCAATTGGTGCTGATATGAGTACTGAAGAAAGAGCACAGTCTCAGAAGACTGTTGTCGCTGCGGTTATCGTAGGCCAAATTGCTGGACAGGCTGCAGTAACCGCTGCTGCTGGCGCTGCAGCTTATCGGAGGAAACCATGAAGAAGTTCTTTTCAGACATAGCAAATCAATTGTGGACTCTCCTCGGCATGTTCATTGCCTGGGTAGTCCTTGACGGTTCTGCCAAGACGGTTGTTGGGTATGCAATTGCTGCATCGACAATCATCTGGGGAGTTACATACAAACTAAGAAACTCAGAGGACGAATAATGGATACATTTAAAAATGTAATGATGAGAATCGTTGCGGTAATCGCAGCTGAATCTCTTGGTGTCATCGGTGCTGGCTCTCTAGTCGGTATCGAAGTATGGCAAGCAGCCGTATTAGCTGGTGCATTAGGTGCAGCCACAGTAATCGAAGCGTTAGCTCGCTTCTTCCTTGCTGATGGCAAGCTAGATGCAGATGAAATCAACGCTGCCTTTGCTAAGGTAGACTCAAAGAAGGCGGACTAATATGGGTCAGCGTAATGACTTTATTAAGGTGGCACGTGAGGAAGTCGGTGTCATTGAAGGACCTAAAGATAACGAGACTAAGTACGGTGCTTTCACTAAGGCTAACTTCCTACCTTGGTGTGGCTCGTTCGTAATGTGGTGTGCAAATGAAGTGGGACTTAAGATTCCTAATGTGGTCGGCACGTTGGCGGGAGCTCAAGCTTTCATTAAAAAGAACGCTTGGGAAAAAGTAGATGAAGCAACTCCTCTTCCTGGGGATATTGTTTTCTTTGACTTTCCCAATGATGGCATTGACCGCATTAGTCATGTTGGAATCGTGGTCCGAGATAACGGTGACGGAACAGTCATCTGTATCGAAGGCAACACAAGCCCAGATAAGAAGGGCGACCAGCGCAACGGAGGAGAAGTTTGCCTCAAGAAGCGTGCTTACAAAGTAAAGAACGGCCCAGCTCTCAAGAAGTCACTACCTGTGTACGTCGTGGGATTTGGTAAGCCTGTCTTTAAATCCTAAGGAGATACATGAATACCGAAAAAATCGCAGCAATCGTAACAACCTATGCACGTGCAGCAGTACCTACAGTAGTAGCTCTATATGCATCAGGCACTACAGACCCTAAAGCTTTGGTTTATGCTTTCCTATCAGCGTTCATCGCGCCAATTTGGAAGGCTCTCGACCCTAAGGCCAAGGAATTTGGCATCGGAAGCAAGAAGTAAACCACCTCATATAGGCCCTTAGCTGGGCCATAGAGACAAGAAGACCCCCAACCCTAGCATCACTGCTATGGAAGGGGGTCCTTTTGTGTTTTCGGCGATAGGAATCGTACGCCTTCTACAGAGATATATTCGCCTCACCATTCAGCCGACCACAGGCTTATATTCCAGGCAAATATTATTTAATTTTCGTCAGCGTCAATGTCTTCAAGCAGGTCAACGAATACTTCGAAGTCCTTGTGTCGTCGGTAGTGGTTGTATCGTTCAACTGCTTCGTACACGATGTCACGAATTGCTAGCGCAGCTAGCGAGCCTACAATTATTTCAGTCATTTTATCCCCTATTATAATATATATATTATAATATATATAAGACCCCTTTGGGGTCTTTATAATATATTATTATTTAATTATACAGATGAACCTGACCCGTGCAGGTAGGCTGCTTACCTGCATAGACCCTGACCAATGCTATACTACACCCACGATGATACAACTTGGAGAATATAAACTACCTGAGCATGTTTCATACTCAGCATTCTCGACTTATGTCGACTGTGGTTATCAGTACTACCTTGGTAGATTGATGATGATACCAGAGGAACCATCTGTTTGGTCGGTAGGTGGTTCAGCATTCCACCGAGCAACCGAACTATGGGACTTGGAGAATGCATGATACAGGAACTATGGGCTAGAGCATGGGCCGATGAGCTTGGTACAACTGACCTAACCAACGCACGTGTTGGTGGCAGGGCTACTAAAGCTAACCCCAATAAAGAGAACGAAGCTTTTTGGCACGAAGCTGGTCCTCGTTGGGTACAAGCCTACATTGAATGGCGACAAGCCAATACCGATTGGAAGATATGGAAGACACCGCAAGGTGTTCCAGCTATCGAACTCGAAATGATTCCCGAGTTTGCTGGTGTACCAGTCAAGATGATTCTTGATAGGGTGTTTGAAGTTAATGGTGACTTAGTCATCGTAGACTTGAAGACATCACAGGCTACGCCTTCCAATACACTACAGCTTGGTTTCTATAAGATTGGTTTGATGAAAACCTTTGGTATAGATATCAAGTGGGGAACATACTTCATGTCACGCCAACACGGCGTGTCACCGTTAGTTAGCCTTGAACAGTACACAGAGGAGAAGCTGGAGTATTTAGTATCAGGGTTTGACAAAGCACGTAAGGCAGGTATCTTCTTGCCCAATACAAACAATTGCCAATACAAGTGTGGGCTGACCGCACATTGTCAGTTCTCAACTAAGATAGGATAACAGATGAACGAAGACTGGAAACTACAAGTCTCCTATAAGACACCAGCAGGGGATATGATTAACGTGCGTGCCAATACGGCCGACGAACTAAGTGTATTGCTTGAAGGTGTTGGAGATTACTCAACACAGGTTGCATCAGTACAGCGATTGATTGTTGGTGCATACAACGCAGCCCCTTTGGGGACCACTGGTTCAACAGCAGGCACAATGCCCTCGCAATTCTCCGCTCCAATCCAGCAGGCAGCAGCATCCGTTGGAGCACCACCGTCAGCGGTAACGCCAGCAGGGACAGCAAGCCCGACGTGCATCCACGGGGCACGAATCTTCCGACAGGGAGTGAGCAAGACAAGTGGGAAGCCTTACGCTTTCTGGGCATGTCCAACACCACAGGGCACGCCTGACCAATGCAAGCCAGTTAACTAAGATATGATTGAGCGTAGCCATCGTTACACACCGCAATGGTGGCTACGTTCTATCCTTACAGAAGGGAATAAACCATGCGTACACTTGTCAGAAGCGTTGGCCGTGCCAGTATCGGTGGAGAACCGCTCCCTAGTTGTTTCAAAGCGTTCGAATCCAATAAGATTATCATACGGCGCTCTGAAGTTTCGATGTTTGCAGCAGCACCAGGAGTGGGCAAGTCAACCCTGGCATTAGCATTAGCTTTGAAGATGAGAGTGCCGACACTTTATATCTCAGCAGATACTAACGCACACACTATGGCTATGCGATTAGCCTCAATGATTTCAGGTAAGTCACAAGGTGATGTAGAGTCACTCATGAATACTGACCATGGTTGGACTAAGGCTACACTTGCCCGAGGCGCACACATTGTATGGTCATTTGAATCAGCACCATCATTGCAAGACATTGATGAAGAAGTACAAGCATTTGAAGAACTATGGGGCTGTGCTCCAGTTCTTATTGTAGTAGATAACCTAATGGACGTAGCCACCGATGGTGGTGAAGAGTTCGCATCTATGCGTGCGATTATGAAGGAGTTGAAATACCTTGCTAGAGCAACCAATGCAGCAGTTGTCGTCTTACATCATACATCGGAGGCTATCCAAGGCTCTCCGTGCCAACCTAGAAGTGCTATCCAAGGAAAGGTTGCACAACTTCCCGCACTCATCTGTACGCTTGGAGTTGTCGGGACAAGTATGGGAGTTGCGCCTGTCAAGAACAGATATGGTCGTGCCGATGCAGGCGGGGGACTAATGACTTGGGTTGCATTCAACCCTGAGTATATGTTCATTGATGATATTCCAGAGAACGCATAATGTTATCCAACGGAGCATATCGACGCAAGTGTCAGAGGTCTGGGTGCAATGAGTGGGCATATTTAAAGATTGGAGTACGGTATCCAATAATTTTGTGCAAGGATTGCAGGCTATCGGATTGGGCAGATGACAACTAGGAAAAGCCATAAGGCTAGAGGAGCAACATATGAAACAGACATCACAAAATATTTTAGAGCAATTGGATACGACGCTGAACGACTTGCAAGGAGAGGTAGCAAAGATGAAGGGGATGTTGTTGTCCGCAAAGATTTCATTGGAGGAACCATTGGCATCCTTGAATGCAAAGCACCAGGTGCTGGCAATGCAATCAGCCTTAGTGGCTGGAGCAAAGAAGCACAGGTCGAGGCGGACAATTACGCAGACGCTAGAGGCCTTAAGAGGGAAAGCATTCTTCCAGCGATAGTAATCAAGGCAAGAGGTAAGTCGATAGCAGATTCATATTTAGTATTAAGGTTAGGGGATATTTTTGGTGAATGATTTGCCTCCAATCAAGGCTGTGCTTGAGCACTACGGTGCAACGCTACGTCGTGACCATGGGCAAGCTAACCTAATGTGTCCATTCCATGGTGATAGTCACCAGTCAGGGACAGTTAACTTAGATAAGAATATCTTTATGTGTTTTGCATGTGGAGTACAAGGAAATAGTTTACAAATCGTAGCTATGCAGGAGGGAGTTAACATACGTGAAGCAGTCAGAATCGCAGAAGGATTTGCTGGGGCAAGCAACCCGCAAGTACCAGGAAAGCATTTATCAGGCCGAAGCCTACCTAGCAAGCAGGGGCATTCCAATAGAAGTAGCACGGCTGGCTCGATTAGGCGTAGTCGCGGAGCCTGAGATAGGACATGAAGCATACCTTGGACGCTTAGCTATACCGTATGTAACTAAGACTGGTGTAGTTGATATTAGATTTAGAAGTTTGAACCCAGCAGTTGAGCCCAAGTACATGGGCATGACTGGTAGTGACACTAAGATGTACAACGTACTAGATATTGAAAGGGCGGGTGATTGGATTGGCGTATGTGAAGGAGAGCTTGATACAATCACGCTCAGTAGATGCGTCGGTATCCCTTGTGTTGGAGTTCCAGGTTCGAACTCATGGAAGAAACACTACACAAGATTGCTCGCAGATTTTGAAAGAGTATTTGTATTCGCTGACGGCGACCAGCCTGGAAAAGAATTTGCAGCAGGGCTTGCCCGAGAACTTCCAGTTACTATCGTCTCCATGCCAGACGGCGAAGATGTTAATTCTATCTACGTCAAGTTCGGTGCAGACTATATCCGAGAGAAAGCAGGGCTAACTAATGAAGCCGATTAAACCATGCCCCGAATGTGGCGAGCAGTTTGATAATGTGTTTGATGCAACAGACCATCTGCTTGAGGAAGATGAAGAGTTTGACCCAGCACTTATCCTACCTAATGGCTATCGCCTGATGATTGGTTCATTGTTGCGTTGCTTCTATCGTTATGCTGATGAACCCGAGAAGATTAAAAATGTAGCACAAGATACGTACATGACTCTCTTTACTGTTGAGATGGAACCATCAACAGTTGTTGAGGTCATTGAAGATATGATTGTAGGTTCCAGCATGGCGGAAATAGATGATGAACTTAAACAGTTACTCGAAGGTGGAGAGTGAATTGATATGGCAGATTACCCAGCTCCTGGCGAATCAAGGTTTTACGGTGACGCAAGTACGCACGGAGAACCAACAGTTGGTACTAGAGATTCGGATTTCGCATACGATGTAGCGTCTACCTTTCAGGAACTGGCTGACCTATTGCTTAGCAAGCACAATGATTATGGTCCGACTAACATTTCACGTAGCCCAGGTGGGCCAGTTAATGGCCTACGTGTGCGCATGTGGGATAAGTTTGCACGTATTAATAACCTAGTAGATAATGGCAAAGACCCACAGCACGAAAGCCTTGAGGATTCTTTCAAGGACATGGCAAACTACGCAATCATCGGGTTGCTAGTACTGAGAGGTAAGTGGCCTAATGACTAATAAGTCATCGTTTGATTTGGACTTCGGCTATGGCCGTAAGGGTGAGAAGCTAGTAGAAGAACTACTTACTGGTGGTAAAACTGTCGAAGTAAAGCGTGATAGAAAATGGTGGATTACTAACAACCTTTACATTGAGGTTGAGTGTTGGTTCATGAAGTCTAAATCATGGGAGCCGTCAGGCTTATCAGTTACTGAGGCTGCATACTGGGCGTTCGTACTCGAGCAAACAGTTGTTATTGTACCAACGCATATCCTGAAGAAGGGTGTGCTTGAATTAGGCAGAGAAATCTCGTGCGAGATACCACCTAACAAGAGCAAGGGCTATCTAATTACAGTAGAAGATTTACTAACCATGAGTCGCAAGTATAAGAATGAGAAAGTTGATGATGGACTGGAAGCTAATTGAACCCTGGGAATACATAGTAGTACATGTAGCCAGCGAGTATCACAGAAAATTTAAGTTTCTTGAACTTGAAGATATACGTCAGACACTATACGAGTGGTTTCCTGGACACATAAATAAGTTTATGGAATGGAATGAGATAGGTGGTAAGGAAGCAAAGAACCTTATTTACCGTAGCCTTCGCAACTACGCATTAGATTATTGTCAGTATCAAAAGGCCAAGTCTCTTGGCTACGATGTATCTGATTTGTATTACTATGACCCAGTAATAGTTGAGGCACTGCTTCCTGCCGTGTTGCGCGGTGAGTGGGGTGTAACTCATAAGCTTAATCTTGGTAGGCCAGGAAGGCCTAGCGTGCCTAGCGAGGGCGGTAATCTACAGGCTATGATGATAGAAGTAGACTCCGCATACCATAAGTTAAGCACTGAAGATAAACAGTTACTCTTCTTACGATATGCAGAGTCTATGGAGTATGCAGACATAGCCAAAGAGCTTGAGCTCGTTAGCCCTGACGCTACTCGCATGCGTACAACGAGAGTAATACGCAAACTTGTTAGGTTGATGGGTGGCTTAAAGCCTTGGGTTGATAATGATTTTAAGGACACCAAGGAAACAGAAGAGATAGAAGATTCATCAGAAGAAGCATAGTATAAGTAAACACCGTTACTAGTACGAAGATACTTAAAGGTACTAGTAATGGTGCATACTTTATGATTGTGCGTCTACTCATCTATAAGTTCTTCATCAAACTCATACTCTTCTAGTGGTTCATCACTTAACTCTTCTTCCCATAGGTGTTCAAAGAGAACATCCATATTGTCCGAGATGCAATCATCTTCGGTCTCGTAATCTTCCCAGTTTAATACATACTTCTTAACTATAGAAGTTACTTCTTCTGCTGTAAAATCTTGCATTCCCATGCTATCCTCCTGTTGAATAGAATCCTGTGCCATTAAATTTAACTGGTGTCGCATGGATTATTCTGCGCATCAGTTGTGTGCAATACTGACATGTGGGACAGTTGTCCCTGTCATCTATATTACGATAGTGTTCTTCTGATGTACCACAATCGTCACATTTGTACTCATAGTTAGGCATTAGTATGGCCCCAATCTTGGGTTGCTGAATCGTTGTGCGTTCTCATTACCAGTGAATGGTGGTGGTGGTTCTGAGTATTCCCATGGGTCGGGAAACGTATCAACCATTTCGTTTATCACTTGGTTCATAGTTCGTTTCTTGATTAGTTCGTGCAAGAACTCGGTCATAAATCACCCCAACATATCTCACATACAAGCCAGTCACCCATTGTCATTAGGGTTTCCGTCTCATATATCGTATCGCACCTTGTACATGCCGACATATCTTTAGCGGGTTCTGAGTCTACTGGCGTAGGTGCGGTAGCTAGTGTACCACACTCAGCGCATTCCATGTCCAAGAAGTACATGTCAATCTCGCCGTCGTCATCGAACTTACACTTAACATTCCATATCTCACACCCACATGGGCACACAGCAGTTGGCTTACCGCGTATGTCCATAGCCTGAGTGTAATCAGGCTTCATCTCTGTAATATGTTTAGCCATTAGTTATCCTCTCGTTGTGTCATGGCTCTGCTCATGTATATCTTTACCATTTCGGTTGCGTTTGCGCAATCAAGTGGGGTGGGGTGGAAGTGGTTGAACTTCTTGGCGTACCGTGCCCAACCTCTACCATGATTAGTGATTGTATTTGCCTCACCCTTTATCTCCTTGTGACATGAGTCGCACATAATCTTCTTATCTTTGGTTATCATTAGTGCCACCCATGCTTCTTAAAGAAGTGCCATGCCTCACATGGCGTACCATACCTATAGTATATGTATGATAGTCCTCTGTCAATTTGAAGCGGGGCTGGTGTTGCAGGGTCAAGCCCTAGCAACTGTGGTATACCGCCAGCGTTCTTCCCCATAACTCTGACGCTATTGTAGGCTTTAGGATTCCATGCGGATTCCTTGCCCCACAGATTGCTAAGGCATGACCATTGTTCTTCTTGCCATGCAGTCAATTGGTCTCTTGCATATGCCTCGCTGTCCGCCTTACTCCACTTGCTCTGTACTGTGTATGTGTGTGTTGGAGCTTCTGATGAAGGGGTGAACAGGAATATGCTAACCATTACGAATAGCAAGAAGAATATTGATTTCATTTCATTGAACTCCTAATGTTCTGCGCTGTCACTACGCGATACTTTCTGTCGGTTGCTCCGACAATCTTATCAACCATGACTATGCGTTCGCCAGGTAGCAAACCACCCCATATGCCATAGTCTAAGTTCTCATCTTTCAATCCCTCATTCAGACATTTGGTACGAATCGGACATCTGTTACATATCTCTATGGCTTGTATCATGTTTGCTTTGCGTATTGCAAACTTGATTAAAGGATTCTTGCTACCCTTTCGTCTCTCGAATAGGTCGCCCGAGTCCTCGAACCATAGGTCAGGGTTCTCATGTGTCGTACATAATCCTTGCATGTCAGTTATTTCCATGGGTTATACACCACCTCGTTATCGTATCCACATGTTGAGCATGTGAACCAGTAAGTTCCATCTTTATCTTCCCAGTCCTCGTTCTCTGCCTCGCACTCGTCGACTTGGCATATCACTACATACTTACTCATCAGTTGTGTACCCCATAGTTCCAACAGATATCATATACCGCTTTGCTTAATTCTAATCTTAATTCTTTAATCTTATCTTCACTCATGTTGGCTACATCTTTATCATAGATTGTAGTCTGCCATAGTACGATGCGTTCTGTCATTATGTATCCTCTCGTTAGTAATAATGGTGAACAGTTTTAATTCATGTTCAGGAACGCACTTGCCTCGCTGCAGCGCTGGCAGTAACTTTAGTGAGCCTTTTTTGTTTGGGGCTTGCTCAGGCCCCTCGGATTATGCCTCGAATACAGTCGAGACATACCCGTCAAGGCGAGCATGGGTTGTGATGAGACCCTTGCTACCAGTCAAGTGCTTGTATGTACCGTCGCCCAATGATACCCACATTGACTTAGCCTTGAAACGATTTTGTGTAGGCAGAGCCTTCACAATGCTACCGCGTGTTGGGTAGTTAGATGAAGTGTCTACCGATAGTGCAAGGTAGGATACTTCGCTTGCTAGTGCAGAGATTTCATCTGCGATATTTTGAATTGCCATTGCGTACATTGTATTGCCTCTCGTTAGTTTGTGTTACCCCACATAGACTGTCCATGTGGAATTATAGTTACATGAATAGGTCATAGTCCTTAGGGCTTGACCAATCCCTGTTGGGTGCATAGCATAGACAATCTATGATACTGGTATTACAGTCGAAGCATATCTCACACATGTTGCAGTAGTATGGATTCTCATGCATGTCTACGAGTGTCTCGCAGTTAGGGCAAAGGTCTATTACTTCTTCACCCTCATCTTCATAGTAATGCTTGAGCGCGTAGTCATATGCTAGTTGCTCTGCCTTATCCAAGCCCCTTGCTGGTGCTTGCCATACCGTAGCTGGCGTGGTATATGTGGTGCGCTTATGCGACTGATTACTCCACCATATACCAGCATTGTCCCATGTACCTAAGTTCTCATTGACTAGGTAGATTTCGTGCTTAGCACTAGGGTCTAAGGTAAGGATACATATCTTGCTACCGCTTGCCCACTTGCTAACCATAGTCCATACTGTATCATTGTCAAGTACCGACACGCCACCCATAAGTGGCAAGGTATCCTCTGCGAATACTCTAGTGTCGCTACGCTTGTCCGACTTCTCTATCGTTACATCTAGTATACCATTGTGTGCTAGGTATGTCAAGTCTGAACCGCCAACCTTGAAGGGGTGGCAGTTAGCCTCGTTCTTGACACCATGCGTGGCGTATCGTGCGTGCCACATGGCGTAGCCGTTAGGATATTGCTTACGCAATTCTAAGAATCGTGCAATAGATTTTTTGGCAGACATGCTACGCTCTGATATGATAGTATCTCCAGCGATAATGGCAAAGCCATATCCATGTGGATTACTACACGCACCATTGTGCAAGTCTGTTTTAGTGGGTGTGCTGTTAGGCTCACACACTACAAGGATACACATACATCACCTCATGCGTTCTCTAGTGTTGGGTTGATTATATCTATGCCCGATACTTTGTAGATACGGGCATACAGGTCGGGATACAGTCCGTTGTTATCTCGTACATAATCAACGAACCATGTCCAGTCTAGCGCACCTAGCTTGACTTCATCAAGTCGTAGTGTCCTAGTGTATTCTATCATGGCTTGCGCTAAGTCAAGTGCCGATAGAATAGTGCTGGTATTCATAGTGCCACGAAAGAACCGTAGTTCTAGCGTGTCACGATTCTGCGTATTGACGGCAGAATATCTTTCCGTATTGTTACGGCTTGGGTCTCCAACCTTGTGCTTAAACGACTTGACTGGCTGGTCGTACTGGTTGAAGGTATAGACATCATTGAACCTAGCATAGTCGGACTTTCGCCCGCCGAATTTCATCATGTATTCTGCATTGGAATACACGAACGATATGAAGCGGTGCATATGCGCACCACTTGAGAAGCCAGCGCGAGAGACATGGATATGTATGCCACAGGACTTGGTATCCCATGACCTAGCACCATAGTCTAGGCGTAGCGTGTTGATGATACCCCATAGTCTATCACTATTCTCTCTGAATTGCAAGTGAGTATGTGGCTGTGTCACTATCTCGAATCCGTCATATCCGTCACGACCGATACTTCCGTCATGTTTAATGATGCCGATTTTATTTTCTAGTAAAGCGTTGGTGGCATATTTGGCTGCACCGTCTAGGCTACCACCACGAATCTGTGTCTCCAATTCTAGCCCCATGTAGAGCCCACTCTTGGACTCGCCATGAAATACTAGCGGTGGCTTACAGTTGTATTCGTGTATAACCTTACGGCAATTACACTCACGACCAACGATAGATGGACTGCCACTCTGTGTATTCTCACAGTTGTAGCACTCATCACCTTCACGATTATACTGGTCGCAATCGTTGCAGAACCATGCATGACGGCTAGTGCAATCATCACACCAAGTATCATCTCCTATGTGGTAGTAGTCGTTGCGGTCACTATAACTAGTGCCACAAGGCTCACAATAGAAGGTGTTATTCTCGTAGCAATACTCGCACCATGACTCGTCATCAACGAAGTAATCGTCACCCGAAAAGGCACTATTGCAACGCTCGCAATTCTTGCCACAGTCCGAGCAATAGTAACTACTGCCGTCATTTATCGAGTCATCTATAGACGATAGACTCTCGCAAGATTCGCACCATATAGTGCAATTCTCACAAGCGATAGAGCCGTCATCGAATCTACGCTCTGTCTCGTCATCTATGATTTGGTCACATAGACTACATATAATATCTTCTACTTCTTCTGCCATATTTACTCACCCCCTTCCTGTATGTTGTAGGTGTAGTATAGCATAATCTTATCTAGTTGTCAAACTGCCCATGCTTACGCAGTTGCAGTTTAAGGTACTCGATTTTGCGAGTAAGTCTAGCGTTGGCTAGGGCGGTAGTCACTACTAGTGTCATGGACACCGATAGTGCTATGATTACGGCGAGAATATCTGTATTATTCATCGAGCCTGTAACCCTTCTAGGCGTGTCCGCTTGGTTGCGGGTTGCCACGGGGTAGCGAGTAGATTCGCTTGGAATAGTGCCTTAGCACTAGCCCTAGAGTCTAGCCACTCACTTGCTCGCAATTCCGCCGTTAGGCGTTGGGTTGCGGTCATGCTTCATCACCTTTCGTTGATAGGCAAGGGCAGGGTGGATATGCACCTAGTAATAGTCTGCCACAATTCGGGCAGGTATAGAACCGAGGCTTATCCATGCTCTTACCTTTCGTGCGTTATGCCATAGTGTAGCATAGATTCGACACCTTGTCAAATCGTGCCACGCTAGGTCGTGAACCTATGTAGCCTATCGCTAGGCGTGGCGTATCCTACTTATCGTGGATATTAAGGTTAAGTGTAGTGGTTTCGGCGGTTGCCAATTTAGCCACTAGTGCTAGTGCGGTTGCTTCATCAAGGGTAGGCAGTACGCGTTCCACCTTGTTGCGATTACTTTTCACCTTACCATTACGAGTGCGCTTGAAGGCGCGCCCATTAGGGGTGTCGTGTAGTCTCCACCCATTAGAGCCTAGTCTGCGACTAGTTACTATAGGGCGTATAGGTGTCACTACGATACTACCGCTTCCCCCGTAAGGGTTAGGCATGGTGGTATCCTTTCATATAGGGTATCTCCCTATACTAGTGCGTTGATAGGTAGTGAGCCTATATGATACCATAGTATCCAACGCGTGTCAATTCTATAGATTAGATAGGGGTCGTGTTACCACGGGCGACCCGCTTCTACTAGTAACTAGTCGAGCTCTATCTAACCCTATTGAATTGTATCCCGTAGTACCAACGCTATCGGGTCGTTGCGCTTCTTTCGTTGCGCTTGTGAGAGAGAGTATATCAGACTCTCTACCGATATGCAACTTTCGCAATTATCGGCGTGTCGCGGAAGGCTACGGGTCGCGCTTGCCATGTCCTAGACGCTTCTCTATTTACTTGTGCAGGGCACATCTTACACGCTCACTTCCCCCGTGTCAATAGGACAATTCGGGCAAGTCGGACATTACCTATGTGATATAGGTCACACCCCTAAGGTGGGACAATAGGTACATATCAGACATAGCGGGCATCATGGAATAAACTATACTGAAATATAATATACCCCCCTAATTCGGACATATAGGGCATAGGGTATGGATAGTCTATAAGACTATAAATGGACATATAGATAAATAGATATACCGATATGTCGATAAATAGTTATATCTACATGTCGATTTATCGACAATTTGACCCCATATATGTTTATACAGGTCGGCATGTGCTATATAGTATCCCATAATAAATTTCTGTTATATTATATAGGGGGCAATATATAGGCCTGACCAGGCCTTTTAAAAATACTTTAGTCAGATGTGTTCGTTTTAGCACTTTGAACAGGTTATCTATTATGTAATGTATTACATACGGAGTCGCTCCGTTAAGACTCCGCGACTCCTATATATTATATATATAATTATATATAATGGGAGAGTTATATCGCTATACAGGGACCGTTATACAAGCGATTAACAAGGGGATTAACTGATGGGTAGAAAGCCAGGAAAGCAAGACATTCCTAAGGGCGAGGCCCAGGAGCGCGTTCTGATGGCGCTAGCACAGGGTGCTACTGTAATCACCGCTATGGGCACCGTAGGCCGCAATGACGTAACTTTCCGCCAGTGGTGCGCCTCAGATGCATCCTTTAAGGAACGTTCCGACAAAGCCCGCCTAGAAGGTAAAGGCATCAAGGCTGACTTAGCAGATTTGAAGGATATCGACTTCGTCTCTTTCTGCGAGCAGTTCCTAGACTCTAAGCTCTTCCCCCACCAGCTTAACTGGCTGGACATGATGGAGGGCCGCGAGCCTAGCTGGATGCCAGCTGGTATAACTTACGAGCCAGGTGAACCTGATAGAGTACTTATCAACGTACCACCTGAGCATGCTAAGTCAACCACCATTACCACAAACTATGTTACATACAAAATTGTGACTGACCCAAACACCCGAGTTATTATTGTCTCTAAGACACAGGGTATGGCACGCAAGTTTCTTGGGGCAATCAAGACAAGACTTTCACACCCAGCATATATTAAGTTGCAGACGGCCTTCGGTCCTAACGGCGGATACAAGGCCGATGCAACACAATGGTCTGCTGATATGATTTACCTAGGTACGGGACGTGACTCAGGCGAGAAGGACCCAACTGTACAAGCCCTTGGTATGGGCTCACAGATTTACGGTGCTCGTGCTGACCTGATTATCGTTGATGACGCCGTGATGGGAGCCAATGCCCATGAATGGGAAAAACAAATTGAATGGCTCCAAAAGGAAGTTATCACACGCCTGGGGCGGCACGGAAAACTAATAATTATAGGAACCCGTGTCGCGCCCGTGGACCTATACAAAATGCTCCGTGACCCAAAACAATGGTCTGGTGGAGTGGCACCCTTTACATATTGTGCAATGCCAGCAGTTTTAGAATTTGATGAGAAGCCAGACAAGTGGAAAACCTTATGGCCAGAATCTGACCAACAGGAGAATGCCAAAGATGACACACTACCCAATGGGAACTTTCCCAAATGGGATGGACCCTCGCTCTCTAAGCGTCGCTCTCAGGTCTCTGCCGCTGTATGGGCTATGGTCTACCAGCAAGAAGATGTCACCGAAGATTCAATCTTTTCCCCTACCTGCGTTGCAGGAAGCATCAATGGAATGCGAAAGCGTGGTCCATTAAAACCTGGTACTCCTGGACACCCTAGAGCGACCGATGGTACATACACTGTTATGGGACTAGACCCTGCTATGTCAGGAGCAACTGGTGCTGTTGTAGTTACATACAACAAAGCTGATGGTAAGATTTATGTTCTTGACTGCGTCAATATGACCGAGCCCTCACCAGATAAAATTCAACATTTAATTGAAGACTGGGTTGAGAAGTACAAGCCCCAAGAACTACGTATTGAAATCAATGCTCACCAAAAAGCTTACGCTCTGGATGAGAATTTAAGAAACTTTTTAGCCTCTTATGGCTGCCAGCTGAATTCACACTTTACTGGTAAAAATAAATGGGACACTTCTTTTGGTGTAGCATCTATGGCCATGTTATTTGGCAATACCCGCGATGGGCGTTTCCAAGATAATAACATTATAGAGATACCAAGTAACGATGGCTCAGAAGGAATCAAGACCCTCGTACAGCAATTGATTACTTGGAAACCTGATACAAAGAACCCCACAGACACTGTGATGGCTCTCTGGTTTGCAATCATCCGAGTGCGCGAGCTAATGCAAAATACATCAAGAGTAGGTCAGTACCAATCAAACCGATGGGCAACAAGACAACAAATGTCATCACGCGGTTCAATTAATTTAGATGAGGCCTTTGCTGAGCAATGGTCTCAAACATACGGATAGGATTACAATGGCTAAAGAATACCCAACATCAACAAGTGGTGGCGGTACTGGCACACCTCGCACATCTGGTGGTATTACTGGAGCTGGTGGACGCAATGTTAATCCAATCAACAAACTATCTCCATCAGCAGAGAACTCAATTGCTGAAGCTCGCAAATCTCTAGGTTCAACCAAACCTTCACCTGAAGAAATGGTCCGTCGCAATCGTGCTAACACAGCAAATGATATTGCACGCATTAGAAATCAAGGACGTAATACACGATGACACTATCTATGGAACAGGTTGCAGCCCGCGTTCAATCGCTACGCTATCGCAACACTGAGCGTGATGGACGCAATCTTGATGTTCTTGCAGTGCGTAAGGGAAAAATTGCTGAAGTTTATCCTGACTTTTTTCCAGCAGGTGTAGACGCTAACGTAGTTGCAAACTTTATTGACATTGTAGCCCGTGACCTATCTGAGGTAATGGCACCGCTTCCAGCGGTTAACTGTTCAGCCGCAAACCAAACATCCGATAAAGCCCGTCAGTTTGCTGACAAGCGCACTCGTATTGCATCAAATTATTTTCAACATTCAGACCTTTCTGTACAGATGTACTCAGGAGCTGACTGGTATATCACATTTGGTTTCGTCCCTTTCATTGTTGAATTAGACGAAGAAAGCAAATTGCCTCGTATCCGCATAGAAAACCCAGTGGGTGCTTACCCAGAGTTCGACCGCTATGGACGTTGCGTTGCATTTGTTAAACGCTATATGATGACACTTGGAGAACTGTGTTCACAGTTCCCAGAGTATGATAGCCAGCTTCTTGGACCTCAGGGTTATAAGCAAGATTTAAATGGGCAAGTTGAACTTGTTCGTTACTACGATAAAGACCAATCAATTATCTTTATCCCGTCTAAAAACAATTTAGTTCTTTCTAAAGCAATGAACCCACTCGGTAAGATGATGGTCATCGTTGCACGTAAACCATCCATTGATGGTGAACTTCGTGGACAGTTTGATGATGTTCTTGGTATTCAACTACTGCGCAACCGCTTTGCATTGCTTGCTATGGAAGCTGCAGAGAAATCTGTACAAGCCCCTATCGTACTTCCACAAGATGTACAGGAACTTCAGCTTGGTGGAGATGCTGTTATTCGTACAGCGAACCCAGCTGGCGTGCGCCGTGTAGACTTAAACTTACCACAAGGTGCCTTTACTGAGCAGACATTGCTCAACCAAGAACTTCGTGTTGGTTCTCGTTATCCTGAATCACGTACGGGAAACATTAATGCATCTGTTGTAACTGGCCAAGGTGTACAGGCTCTTATGGGAGCATTTGATACACAGGTCAAATCAGCTCAAGCTATTTTTGCTGCAGCACTTCGTGATGTAATCCGACTTTGTTTTGAAGTTGATGAAGTAATTTATCCAGAAGAAAAAACAATTCGTGGCGTAGACTCAGGTTCACCATACGAAGTTGTCTACAAGCCTTCAAAGGATATTAAGCAGGACTATTCTGCTGATGTGCGTTATGGAATGCTTGCAGGACTCAACCCTGCACAAGGACTTATCTTTATGCTTCAAGCTCTTGGCGGAGGGCTTATTTCTAAAGATATGGCTATGCGTGAACTACCATTCACAGTTAACGTAACACAGGAACTAGAAAAAATTGAAATCGAAAAGATGAGAGATTCACTTCTCGGTTCTATTACTGCACTCTCTCAAGCGATACCACAGATGGCAATGCAAGGCCAGGACGCTTCTGAAGTAGTGCGTCAGATTGCTGCTGTAATCAAGGCACGCCAAAAGGGACAGGCAATAGAAGAAGTCGTTAGCGAAATCTTCGCGCCACAGCAGCAACCAGTTCCTCCTGCTGGGGCACCACAATCAGTTGAGCAACCGTCCCCTGCTCCTGAAGGCGTTCCAGCAGGAGGCACTTCCCCAATGGCCCCACAACCGCAAACACCACCTGACGTAATGAGTTTACTATCAGGCATTAACGGCGGAGGAACTCCAACAGCAAGCGTTCGTACTGTTCGTCGTAGATAAAAAGGTAGGGGACAATGACAACATTAGCTGCTATCCAGGGCAAAGGATGGGTCGTAATGGGTTGCGATTCACGCAGCTCCGACGAAGAAGGCCGTCCAATGGAGATGGCCACACATAAGATTGTTGAAAACAACGGAGCACTGATTGCAGGTGCTGGTGCAGGTAGAGGTTCTAATATATTACAGTTTGGCTGGAAGGCTCCCAAGCCTACAGCAGCTGAAAACTTAGATATCTTTATGACACAAAAGTTTATCCCGCAGATGCGAGAAGCATTTATTAATGCAGGGTATGATATGAAAGAGGACGGGGATGCTGCTTCGCATGATTCGCAATTTCTTGTTAGCATTCGTGGAGTTGTTTATCCTATCTTTGAGGATTACTCTTGGGACCGCGATATACGTGGTATCTACTATGCTGGCTCTGGCAGCCCGATTGCTCTTGGGGCTATGGCTGCGCTTGGTATTGATGATGTACAAGATGCACAGCAAGCTGAGAGGCTAGTACGCAAAGCAATCGAAATTGCAACAGAGTGGGACATTTATACAAGTGGCCCAATTATTACTAAAATACAATTTACTAAGTAGGAGAAACAATGGCAATTGCACCAGAGAATCGTGGAGGCTTCCGACCAACAGCACCACAGAACAATCCTGCCAATGTTTCAGGTACTGGTGGAGCTGGACAATCTGGTGATTATTCAGGGTTTGCTTATGGACAAAACAAAGCTCTCAATGAATCACGCGTAGCTGGAAATAAAGCCGTAGCATCTATGGCTCCTCGTCCAGTTAACATGCCTCCAGCTAGCGGCGTTGAAGCAACACCTATTACTGATGCTACATCACGACCAGATGAAAATGTTATGGCTGGTTTAACCCCATATGGTCAACCAAATGACCCATCTGCCCTTGGTTTGCCACAAGCTCCAGACAATGCACAGTTCAATCAATCTTTAAATTCATATGCTCCAGTTCTTGACTTCATTCAATCACGTCCAGAGACTTCAAAAGAGACAAGACAAGCACTTCAATTGCTAATGCGTGGACGTGGTGATTAATGAATGTATGGAATCGTTTAGGAGACCTTGCTAGAGGTACAAAAGACTGGGTTGCTGACGTCGGATTAATGACGGTATCTGCACCAAAGTTCATGTGGGATGTTGCAACAGCTCCTTGGAATGATAGAAAAGAATTCAATGGATTCTACAATACACTGCAACAGGCAGGTACTGACTTTGCCAAGAATGCTACTCGACCAATCGGCGGTATCATTTCTGCGATTGATAAGACTAATCAGAATCTTATTCGTCAACCACTAAGCGCAGCAATGCTTTATGCCCAAGCTGATGATAAGAGCGCACAAGGCTGGCGCCGTGCTTGGGAAGCTAAAGACGAAATTTCATTTGGCCAAGCTGCAGCTGGCGTTGTGGGTAAAACATCTTTATTTAGTTTGCTACCAGATAGCATAACACCAAAACTTCTTGATTCAAATTTTGACATCTATGATGCAAAGCAGCGCAAGAAAGCTTTTAACGATAGCCTATACGGCCGTGTCATGAGCGGTTCTTTTGACACTGCAATCCAACTTATTGGAGACATAAGCATTGTTGGAGGCAAGGCAGTTAAGGCTGCCCGTGCTGCAGACACAGCATTTGAAGCCATCCAGGGAATCAGAGAAGCATCAGCTGCTGATATCTCAGGAGCACTTAAGAGTAGCATCAGTGACAATGCAAAGAAGTACGGCAAGTTAGCCGAGGACTTTGCAAAGAATGATGCAATCTGGGCATCTAAGCACCCTTGGGTACAGGCAAGCAATAATGCTTCAGATGTATCTTACCTTCTTGGCGCAACAAAAACCAGAGAAGAATCTTATAATACAATGCTTGCAATCCTTGGGGATAAGTCGGGCATTGATAAGCTTGATGCACTTAAGCGTCCAGATTTGGCAGAACCATTGCGTATTGCAAATGGAGAACTTACTCGTAGCCAACTAAAAGTTTTTCTAAGAGAAGAACAAAACATTGCAGCAACCATGGATGAGAACATGCTGCCATTGAATTTACGCACACCAGAAGAGATTGCTCAAGATAGAGAATATATCAAAGCCTGGGCAATGCATGATAAGTATGTTGGAAAGCTTTTTGAATTATCAGAAGAAGCCCCAATGAAAGAAGGAATCGGTAAGTTCTCTCAGGCTATCGGCCGTGAGATTGCTACAGCAAGAAGCATACCATTCCATGAACAACCAACTGGTTTCAGTCGAGTTGATGTATATCAACCAACACAGTTCCATAAGTTGTACTCTAAGGTAAGCTGGCTTCAGGGAGAACGCCCATCTGGCATGGTTAACCTCAATGAGGGCGACTCAATCCGTGAAGTAACAGCAATCACAGATAGACTTATTGCTCTATCAAAGTCTGGCAATATACTTACTAGACCCTTTAACTCCGACTCTTTGTTCACCCGTGAAGAGGCTGCACTTGTAATCAATAGATATACACAAGCTGCGTCGCCTGAAGCGCGTGGAAAAGTAATAGCTAATCTTGAAGAACGCGGATATCAAATCCTTAGTGGGAAGCACGGCATCAACTCTGACACAGCAAAAGAACTTTACAATTATCATGCAATGACCAGAAGTGGTAAGATGCGTGAGATTAAAGAAGAAGGTTTCTTGTGGGATGCAGAGACTGAGACCATGCTTAAAGTTCCATTGCTTGAATCGCAATTTGCGAACTTCCTTCCAGTTGCAGACTTTGATGTACTAGATAAAGTAATCAAGGCAAATGCATCTATGCTCAGCTCATCGCTCCTTAAAACAAGCGATAAGATTGCTGGCATGAGTGATGCATGGAAAGCTTCTGTTTTGCTTCGTCTTGGATATCCAGTGCGTAACGCAATTGATTCCCAGCTTCGCATCTTTGCTACAGTTGGAGCAATGGCTAGCCTTCGTCACTTTACAGATGGTACGCGTAACCTAGTTACAAACCTATCTGACTCTCATATTGGAACACGCTTAGTTGATAGATTCCAAAAGGCAGAGAAGCTTAACTATAAAAAAGTTAAAGCTGATACGCAAAGAGTTGGCAAAGAAATTGCTGGTCATCAACTTGAAATTGAGAAGCTCCAAAAGCTTATTGATTCTGACCCATTCAATGCAGACCTAACTGGTCAGCTTGCAGCTCAAATTAATCTTTTGCGTGTGAAGCAGTTCACATATGACGCTAATAATCAAACACTTACAAGACTAGAAGATTCACTTAGTACTGGAAAGCGCAAGACGATTGCGCAAGGTGACTTCAGGGTTACATCTTCAATGAGAGATGCTAACGGCGTAGAGTACATAGTACATGATGCTTTCGGTGGGCCAAATGGTGAATTGTACAGAGAGTTAAACTCATCTGACCGTTCATTTGGTGCACTAATGGAAGACTACTCAACACTATACGGTGCGAATGTAGCCTCAAAGGGCCGCGGTGCTGTCACACCAGACATGCCAAACTACTACACTGACTGGGCTCGTTCCATCAATGAAGAGTTTGCTAACTCTGCAGTATCACGTAAACTTATTGCTAATGAAAATGTTGACGACATTGCTCGTTGGCTTGAAGAAAACCCTGCACTTCGTTCCCGTCTTGGAATCTCTCGTGATGAATCACTTGAGTATGTAGCAAGAGTCCGTGGCTTTGTAGATAACTATCTTCCTAAGGGTACAGGTATTCGTGAAAAGCTTCTGACTGCTGGAGAAGAACAGCAGAAAGTTACTCCTGAGTTCTTACGTGATGCAGTTAAGAACCCAGATGAACTGCCAATAATCCATGGTAATCTTGTTGATGAGAACATCAATATGAAGAGTCGTCATGTAATTAAGAGCACAAGAAATGCTATGTTTAAGTACCTTGGTTCTATGCCAGAAAATGCATGGGCACGACATCCACTATTTGTTGACCTATATCAGAAGTCAATCAAAGAACGCATTGCTACAGCAGAACAACTTAAGGGCGGAACATTTACCCGTGAAGAGTTTGATAAGATACAGTATACACTAGAAAAAGCAGCCCGTGCAGATGCCCTTAAGGCAGTCAAAGATGTTCTATATAATGTAGAACGCCGTACTAATGCTGCACATTTACTACGCTTTGTATCCCCATTCTTCTCTGCTCAAGAGAATGCAATTAAGACATGGCTCAGAATTGCTTCAGAGAACCCAGTAATTATTAACCGCGCAGCTATGGCATGGACCGCTCCCAACAGAATGGGTCTAGCAACTGACCAAAATGGTAATCCAGTTCCTAAGGAAAAGGCATTACAAGCGTCAGATACTATGTGGTTTGAAGTTCCAGGTGGACTCAAGAAGCTTCCTATAATTGGCAAGGGTCTCACATCCCTTGACAGAATTGGAATCAGTAAGCAGAGTCTTGACGTAGCATTTCAGGGTAATCCATTTGGCGTAAGCGTTGGACCATTGGCATCAATACCAGCTAGTTATGTCATGAAGTACAAGCCAGAACTGTCACAGGTTATTGGCTTTGCCTTCCCATACGGACCTGATGCATCGGTGTCAGCGGTCCTACCTACATATCTTCGACGCCAGTGGGAGAAACTGCAAGGTCAGAATAGCTCTGACTATGCACGTACTTACCAACTAGTGTACCTCACAGAGCAGCATAAAGCACGCGATGAGGGACGTCCATATTTAACCGAAAAGGAAATCAAGTCCAAGGTTGACGCATACTACAATATGCGTACAGCTGCGAACCTAATCCTTCCATTCGCTCCACAGTTCAATAGTCCTTACAAGTACTATATTGACAAGTGGCATGAGTATAGCCAGAAGTTTGGCCTACAGGCTGACGATAAGTTCCTTCAGGACTATCCAGATTTCTTTGATTTTGCAACAAGCTTGTCAAAGAATCCAACTAACTCTGGTTCAACGATGGACGATGTCCAGAACGCAAAGCGTTATTCTTCCCTTATAGCAGACATAGCACCAGATAACCCAGCTCTTGTTGGTCTTATCACACGTACAACAAACGGTGCACAGTTCAACCCAACAGCATATTGGTGGCAATCAGAGACTTCAATCAGTCCTGGAACACCAGAGAAGTTCCGTGGCAAGGCTACTCCAGCGGAGTCCGTTGCACAGAATGAAGCTCGTAAAGGCTGGGCAATCTACCGTAGAATGACTGCTATTATTGATGGCAAGTTAGCTGAACGTGGTTTAAGTTCTGTCGAACAAAAGGGTGCAGAAGACTTAAAGTTTGCAAAAGAATCAGCAGTTCGTGCTCTATCTACAGAGACTGACCCAGTAACTGGAAAGTCAAATGGGCAACCATCTGCATGGTACATAGACTACAGAGATGTTGATGGTCTTAAGACAGCCAAGACAATCAATGGTCTTCGTAAGATTGTACAGAATGAAAGATTCATGCAAGATAATAGCAGCAATGTAACATGGAAATCAATCCAAGTATATCTACAAATCAGAGATAGTATTGCTCGTTCATTACAGGCAAGACCATCCACTGCAATTACAGCTCAGACTAATGAGGATTTGAAGATGTCACTTGATTACTATGTTTCACAGTTGAGAAGCGGTGACATTGGTTTCGCTGACATATACGACAGGTTCTTATCACAAGATAAAATCTACGACAAGTATTTAGGCACAGGTATATAATGGCTACTAGAGCAGAAAAAAAAGCAAAGCTTCAAGATGAAATCAGTCTTCTGCAGTCTAAGATTGGTATTGCTACCCAGGCATCTGTTGCAAAGAAGAATGACCGTGCTGCACAAAATGCTTTAAGTAACCTACAAGAACAACTTGGGGAACTCAATAGACAGCTCAATAAGATTGAAGCTGCTAACCAGCAAGATAAAGATGTTGCTCAACAGGCAGCAGACATCAAGTCTGGTAAGTATGTTCCAACTGCGCTACAAAAACTACCAACAGATATTATAGCTGAGTTTAAATCACAAGGCATTCCAATGACCGAAGAGGCTTTCATGTCTGGCGGAGTTGGAAGTACATCACAGGTTTATACTGGTACTAGTAAGAAGACCAACTATGTTGGTTCTGCCCTCACAACAGAGGCTCAAGATAACATACAGTATATCAATACAGTAAAGCAATCTTACTGGAAAGATAAGAATATCCAAGCAAGGGTAAAGGCTGCTATGTCAACAGCTGGTGCATCCAATGTGAATGATATCACAGCATCCGACCAATGGGCTTCGATAGTTGACAAGGCAGCAGCACTCTATGATGGAGGCCGTGGGCCAAAGCTCACACCTATGGATGTCTTGAACATGACAGTCAGTTCATCTGCTGCAGCAAACCTTCCAAAAGTTGACATACAGTTGCAAGACCCTAATGTGCTGCGAGAGATTATTCGCAACAACTACAAGAGCACAATTGGTCGCCTTCCTAACTCAGCTGAAGAAGAAGCTCGCCTTGGAGAACTGCAAAACATTATTAACAAGGGAAGCACAACGACAACTAAAACCATTGGAGGCAAGAAGGTAACTACTTCAACCCCTGGTTTTACTCAAGCAGGTGCAGAAGCTCTTATAACTAAGCAAGCCAAGCAGAATGCTCCAGCAGATTACGAACTTAAGCAGGCATCTAACTTTAATACTCTGCTTACTAAGTGGATGGGAAGTGGTATCTAGTGGAACTCGCAAACCCTTCAGAAGCCCCTGGAACATCATACGATGAATCACTAGGCAAAGCACTTGGCATCAGTCGTTCAATGCTTGTTATGTTCCCAGAACTGCAGCCAGTATTCGACCTTCTTGCAGAAGGAAAAGATACTCAGGCCGAACAGTTATTCTATGGAACAGATTTCTACAAGAATAACATAGGAACAGTTCAATCACGCCTTGCATCTAAAGCACAGCAACCAGGTGCATACGCTAAGCTCCTAGAAGATTATAAACTTAAGACCAAGAAGCGCCTATCTCAACTGGGTGTTCGTGGCATGTCAGGGTCTGACTTTGATGAACTTGCTCAGCTAGCCTATGATACTGGTATGTCTGATACACAGGTTGACCAGTGGATTACCCAGCATAATAAACTTGGGGCAGTCGGTGGCACAACTGGTGGAGACATCGCTGACCTTCAGTCATATGCTCGCTCATTTGGTGTATCTGGTTATATTGGTAAAGACTACTGGGCAAACAAGTCTACTAGTTTATTCTCAGGTGACATTACATCAGAAGACATTAAAACAGATATTCGCAATATGGCTGCTAGCGCATTCCCTGGCTATGCTGACCAGATTCGTAACGGTGTAACTGTTGATGCAATTGCTTCAGCATACAAGGGAGCTATTGCTAACATACTTGAGGTAGACCCAGATTCAGTTACCTATGATGACCCACACCTTAAGCAAGCATTGCAAGCTATAGGCCCTGATGGCAAGCCAATTGTTAAGCCACTCTGGCAGTTCGAAAAAGAACTCCGTGCTACAAAGCAATGGGAATATACAAACAACGCACGTGACTCGTTGGATACATTGTCACTCAAAGTTCTTCGTGATATGGGGTTGGCATAATGGCACGTAGTTTTAGAGAAGCTGAAGAAGCTTCAAATGCACCGTACTATGCAGCTAACCCTGACATAGTTGCGGAACTTACAAAACCAGCGGCAATATTTGAAGTAGGCCGTGTCAATAATGGCAATGGAACAATTACTATTAAGTATAGCGACGGCTCAACTGGTATCATTGATGACCCTAACTACAAATCACCAGACAAGCCAAAGCCTATAACACCAGCATCAACAAATGATGCACTGCTACAGCAACTTATAGCTCAACAGAATGCTGCTGCAGCTGAGGCTGCTAAGGCAAAAACAATTGCACGCCAAAGTGCTATCGATGTTGTGACTGCACGTTTCAATCAGTATGGCCTTGGTACATTAGCTACAAAGATTAGAGACCTTGCCGTAGATGGAGCAACTGAGGCTACAATTACTCTTGCCCTTCAAGATACAGAAGAATACAAGACTCGCTTCAAGGCTAACCAAGCTCGCCTCAAGGCGGGGCTACAGGTTCTTCAACCAGCAGAGTACCTTAACCTAGAAGATGGATACCGTCAGGTATTGCGTAGCTACGGCATGACACAGTTTGCAACTGATGAATATGTACAACAGTTTATTGCTAACGATGTATCAGCTAAGGAACTCTCAGATAGAGTCACTATCGCTGTGCAGCAGGTTCAGAATGCTGACCCAGCTATCCTTACACAGCTAAAGGATTACTATGGTATCGGACCAGCAGATGCTGCTGCCTATATCTTAGACCCTAACCAGCAGATTACAAAGATTCAGCGTCAAGTCGCTGCAGCTCAGATTGGTGTGGCTGCTGCAAAGCAAGGCCTACAGTCTAACGTCGCAGTATCTGAACAGCTTGCAGCTCAAGGCATCGACCAAGCTACAGCACAAAAGGGTTACGCTACAATTGCTGACATTCTTCCAACAGCTGAAAAGCTTAGCCAGATTTATGGACAGGTTGGTCAGTATGACCAGTCAACTGCAGAGCAAGATGTATTCAATCAACTAGCATCTGCACAACGCGCACGTAAAAAACTTACTGATGCAGAAGCAGCCACATTCAATGCTTCTTCTGGCACAATCAAGGGTGCTCCGCCACATACATTTTCACAATCTGGCGCGTACTAAATAAATAAATTCCTGATGGATATACCAGCCCCATCAGCGTATAAGACTGGTAGCAAGAGCCAGACTGATTCCCCGATTGGAACCTGTGGCTTGCGAACTAACTAATAGAGAAGGGTGGGAGTTGCTATGAGCAACCAATACTGGGATGAAGAAGACGATGAACTCGATACAGATATCGAAACAACAAGCGGAGATGGAAGCGACCTCTTAAAGAAGTTGCGGAAAGCAAAGCGTAGTGACGAGAAGCGTATTAAGGAACTCACTGAGCAACTTGAGGGATTATCCAAGGCGCAGCGTGAGCGAACTGTCAAAGAAGTCCTAGAAAAAAAGGGTGTAAATCCTAAAGCAGTACGACTAATCCTCAAGGATATCGACGACGTGTCTGAAGAGTCAGTTAATACCTGGCTAGAAGATAACGGAGATTTGTTCGGGATTATGCCTACACAGCAGGATGCACCACGAGTAGATGGAGCAGACCTTGCGGCGCTACGCCAACAGGATGTTTTAACTCAGGGTGCAATAACACCTGATAGGGCAGAAGATATAAGTATGAGACTCGACCAAGCACAAAGCACGGAAGAGATTTATCAGATATTAGGACGCCCGATTTAACCAATCATAGTTTCTAACTACAAAAGGAAAATACCTTAAATGGCAAATGCATATACAACCACAGGCTCCTCCTCTCTTGGAGGAACAGTTGGTTCTGCAGGTTTAGTCCAGAAGGCATATGACCGACTTCTTGAGTTCGCACTTCGTGCAGAACCACTTATTCGTTCAGTAGCCGACAAGACACCTACAAACCAATCAATCCCAGGCTCAACAGTAGTGCTACAGCGCTACGTTGACCTATCAGCAGCGACAACAGCATTGTCAGAATCAACTGACCCAGATGCAGTAGCGCTATCAACACCTACAACTACAACAATTACACTTGCAGAATACGGTAACTCAGTTCTCGTAACACGCGCACTTGAATTGTTCTCACTTGCAGATGTTGACCCAGCAATCGCTAACATCATTGCATTCAACCTTGCAGATTCAATCGACCAGGTAGCAATGGAAACATTGCGTGCTGGTACAAACGTAATCTACGCAGGTTCAACAGCAACTTCTACAGCAACTGTTACAGCAGCAGCAACACTTTCATCAGCAAACATCCGTAAGGCTGTTGCTAAGTTACGTGCTAACAAGTCTATTGCACGTAAGGGTTCACTCTACTGGTGTGGTATCCACCCAGAAGTTTCACACGACCTTCGTGCAGAGACAGGTTCATCAGGATGGCTTCTTCCAAATCAGTACGGCTCCGCACAGGACCGCATCTGGGCAGGAGAAATCGGAACATACGAAGGCGCTTACTTCGTAGAATCTGCTCGTCTCTACAACGCAACTGATGGCGCTTCATCAGCACGTAACTTCCGTACCATCATTGCAGGACAGCAAGCAATGGCACAGGCAGTTGCAGAAGAACCACACGTAGTCATCGGACCAGTAGTTGACAAGTTGATGCGTCACCGCCCAATGGGTTGGTACGGCGTACTTGGCTTTGCACGTTACCGTGAAGAAGCACTATACCGAATCGAATCAGGTTCATCAATCAACGTATCTTAATTGGTTGACGCTGGTGCAGGGGTGGAAACATCCCTGTACTAGAGTAAGTTCATTAAGGAGAACAATGGCGAATTATAAATTTACAACACCTACAGTCGATGAAGGTCCTGCGGGAAACCATCGTTTGTTTTACTTCTATAAACTACATAGGGGTATTACTATTGTTAAAGATGGTGGTGTATACAAGCAGGTTAGATACCAACAGGATTCTTACTTCAATGGACTTGATGAAGTCTATAGAGGTGGATATGAAAGCACTGTTAACGATACAACTAAGGCAGCACTTATTGCTGGTGGGGTTGGAGTGACAGAAGCAAACTTTACTGCACTATAGGGGACTTAATGCACAGCCATATTAGCAAGGTTCTTGAATGGGGATTTACCCAAGAACACGATTTTATCGTAACCCGTTGGGGTTGCGTATTATGTGATATTGAAACAGACTTACCTTTTCTGTATGAAGATATCTCGATTGACCATACACAATGTGATGAAGATTGCTTTGGCTGCAAAGCCAAGGGACTTCAACTCAATACTGGGGACGCAACAAGAGACATACCTGATAAGAAGTGGACATCAGAGTTAAAGGCATATAAGGATGCTACTGCTCAAGGTATGAAACCAGCAGGAACCAGAATGAAAGATATAGAAGCAGCGTATACGGCATCAGAGGTTCTTAACAAACCTTACAATGCTGAGACGATGCCTAAGGCAACAAACATAAATAAAAAATCCGTTGAAGTAATGAAAGAGATTGGGCAAATATAATGGCAAAGATGACTGGTATGAACGCAAAGGCTTATGCAATGGCAGAGAAGAAAGAGCCAGCAAAGACCAAGAAGGCTGAACTTAAGGTTGGAATGAAGATGATGAAGAAGGCTGCAACAATGAAGAAGATGGGCAAGAAGAAGTAAATGGCTTCAAAACCATCACCTAAGCCAACCTTTGGCACAACTCGCATTTCACCTATGGGAACACAGGCTCGTGATGCACAGGCAGCAGCACGTGCTAAGGCTTATCAAGACCGAAATGACCCAAGTAAGATGACACCAGCACAGAAGGCTGCATATCTTGCTAACCCAGGACGAAGCAACTACTAATGAAAAAGCACCCAGGATTCAAAACAAGCCAAAAGAAAATTGCTGCAAAGCAAGGTGTCTCGATGGCAAGTGCGGGTGCAATTCTTGCTGCGGGTGCGAGGAAAGCATCCCCTGCAGCGATTAAGGCTAACCCACGTTTGAAGAAAGTTTCAGGCGTAGTAAAGAAAAAGGGAAAGTAATGACTGCAGCATGGACACGTAAAGAAGGCAAAAATCCTGCTGGGGGCCTCAATGCCAAGGGTAGAGCATCGTACAAGGGTGGAACTCTCAAAGCCCCTGTAAAGAGCGGTGATAACCCCCGTAGAGCCTCATTCCTGGCACGTATGGGCGGTATGCCTGGGCCAGAACGCAAGCCTAACGGTGAGCCAACAAGATTGCTCCTATCGCTTAATGCGTGGGGTGCAAGTTCCAAGGCTGATGCTAAGAAGAAAGCAGCAGCAATATCTAAGAGAAACAAGGGAAAATAAATGGCAAAGGTAACAATTACAGGATTAAAAATACGCACAAAGGCAACAGACAAGAAGGCTGCAACACCACTTCACAAGTCAAAGCCAGCACCAGCAAAGGCTTATATGAAGCCACCAACAGTAGCGCAAGACAAAACATATAATTCAAAGATAATGTAATTAAGGTGGGGACAATGCAAGAAACGGTTTCAATCGCCTGGTGCGATAATGGAATGGTAGATGGAAAGTTTATGCAGGGCGTCACTGATGTGATGCTCAAATCTGGACTTGAATTTACATCTACTATACGTAGCCAAGGCAATCAGATTGCAAGACAGCGTGAAAAAGTTATTCGTTATTGGTATCAGAATAAAACTTCTGATTGGTTGTTATGGGTTGATTCAGATGTTGTTATTACACCTGAGAAGTTCAAGTTGCTTTGGGATAACAAGGATGCAACCGAGCGTCCTATCCTTACTGGAGTTTACTTCACAACAGACACACCAGAAGAACCATTAATGATTCCAATGCCAACTATCTTTAACTTTGCAGAAGCAGAAGATGGCGTGGTAGGCATCAAGAGAGTTCACCCAATGCCAGAGAACCAACTGATTAAGGTTGAGGCAGCAGGTATGGGATTTGTACTTATGCATAGAAACGTAATTAACAAAATCATCGAGACAGTAGGAACTGATGTTGCAATCTTCAATGACATTGGAACAGGCAAGACATTTATGGGCGAAGACATTTACTTCTTTGCCTTAGTTGGCAAGGCTGAAGTTCCAGTCTGGTGCCATACAGGAGCAGTAGTTCCACATATGAAGCGGTTCTCATTTGATGAGCACTACTACAAAGCATTCTTTGGTGGCAATAAGCCTAAAGAGAAATCAAATTTAATTGTACCAAAACGCTAAGGAAGGTTAACGAATGGCACTAGGCATAGCAGGTAGCAGTCTTACTGCAGAACTTAATAGGCTATCAGGCATTACTGATATTACTAAATATCTTGATGCACAGGGTGCTGCCAATAAATGGGCTGGCACCACTGGGCTTGCAACTGTTGGTGCTTTAAATATAAAAGTGTCTTCTTCACGTACCAGAGATAAGTTTAAAGATATTGATGGAGTTTGTAATGAACTTGCTGGTACAACTGGGCTTGCAGCCCCTGCAGCTTTAAGGAGTATCAACTACTAATGACAACATTTGCAGATATGACTAATGAGGTACTCATCAATCTTGCAGGGTATACTTTCCAGCAAGACCGTAGCACTTATCTTACTACTGCCGTCACAACAACTACATCAAGCATTGCAGCACCTACTATCTTGAGCCTTGGCTCCACCGATTCAGTAGGTAAAGGCATCCTTGAAATTGACGAAGAACTTGTATGGGTAGATTCTTTTGACCGTGTAGCAAACACTGCAACCATCTCGCCATATGGACGTGGCTATCTTGGGACAACGGCAGCCACCCACTCTGCCGAAACAAAAGTATCAATCTCACCAACTTTTCCAAAGTATGTAGTCAAGCGTGCAATCAATGATACTATTCGTTCAATTGGTTCCAGCATTTATGCTGTGCAGAACTACAACTTTACATTTAATGCAGCAGTATCAACTTATCCTCTTGCTAACAAATCAATTAAAAATATTTTGAGTATTGCTTGGCAATCAATTGGTCCATCTAAAGAATGGGTTCCAATTCGACGTTATGACTTTGATGCATCTGCATACCCAGAAGCATTTGGATATGTGACAGGAACAGATACTGTTCAGACTATTACCTTAGGTGAGGCACCTATTGCTGGTCGTACAGTCAAGGTTATGTTTGCAACTACACCCAGCGCCTTTAGCGAATTATCAACAATAACTCTTACTGGAAATCAAGTATATACAACAACAACTGGACTTCCTGAATCAACAAAAGATGTCGTAATCTTGGGTGCAGCATATCGCCTGCTTTCATATCTTGACCCAGCACGTGCAGCACAAGTCAGTCCCCAGGCGGATGAGACTGATTCCAAGCGCCCATTTGGCGCATCACAATCTGCAACAAAACAAATGTATGCACTCTATACACAACGCCTCAAAGAAGAGATTGATGCACAACAAAACAATTTCCCACCCCGTATTCACTACTCCCGCCGATAAGGACCAGCAATGACAACTAGAAAATATTCATCTCGCTCTCAGCAAACAACGCTGTCAGGTGCTCTTACCTCATCTGCTACATCAACCACTGTAGTATCAGGTACAGCACTTCTCGGTGGTGTAACGGTTTCTGCTGGTGAAACCTTTACGGTTGTTATTGACCCAGATACAGCCCTTGAAGAAATTGTAGATGTCACGGCGGTAAGTACTAATACACTTACCATTACCCGTGCCATTGATGGCTCATCAGGACAGGCTCAC